TTACTCCTTATCGCCCAGAGAAACCAGAATGCCCAATGGTTCGGCCAGTTCGGGAAGATATGCGATCTCTGTGACAGTCTTGTACTTCTCTCGAAAGCGAATGCCCCATGCGGTGCGCAATGTATTTTCTCTGTCCGGAGTCCACAAGACCATTGCCTGGGCTGTCGTTGTCTGGTGCGTTCCCAATAGAGTAAAAGCCAATGCCTGGGTTACTGTCATGGGTAGATAGGGAACCTGAGATTGTGCTGCTCCCATATCTATCGTTACTGCTTCTTCCTGGGCATTGATAAATTCCTGGCGCACCTTGTCGAAACTGACCCCGGCTGGCAATGCCCAGGTACTGCTATTTCCAATCACCTGCAACAAAGGGCGGCCCAATCGTTTCCAGGTAATATCGAATGCGTGATTAAAACTGTGTCTTTGCATTGAAGAATGGCCTGTCACTGATAGACTCTATCCTGACCCGCCGCAAGCCCCGCAGAAGCGTCTGGACGGTCGCAGGAGGCTCTTTGTCACTCTGTGCCACAGTAGCAGTCAAAGCGTTCTGCGTGACCTGCTGGAAGCCCTTCTGTAGCAATTCCTGATACATGTAGAGCGTCCACTGAATCGTCGCCATCTTTACCAGAGGTGGCACTGCTGCCTTGTAGCCCCATTCTCCCGTAACGGTGATTGCACCCTCCGGCACAGTGTCAAAGGTGAACGGCTCATTTGTGCCTGCGTAGATCACGGAATGGGGCGCATCCCCTACGAGGTACACGCTGGCATGTTCTCCCCGGCCACTGGTCACCGAAGTCAATGTAACCAATTCTTTGCCAAGACGAAGTATGCCCGGCTGGTTGTACGAGTAGACTCTGGTTGCCGTTCGTACTGTAAATGTGCGACGACACCACGCATCCACTGCGTCCTGTGCTGCTGGCAACGCCAACGCCAATGCCGCATCCTGCGTCCATGGATCGTCCATAATGGCCTTTACTTCTTCCAGGGTCGCATACTGCGTAATGTCTGTCATTCTGGCTCTCGATCTCCCGTCCAGCCTGCCCACGTAGCAAGTTTCTCAGCGGTGACCACGCCCACATGCCGCATACGGGTAAGACCGGCAATGCCGTTCAAGTCCAGAAATTCCCGCATGGTTGGCTTATTGGTCAAATGGGCATCTGAAAGAACAGCGATCTGTGGCTCGGTCAGGTGCAATACGTTGTACCACTCATGCACTGCGGCCTCTACGGTTGTGTTCTCGGAAATACGTTGAGCGATGATCTCCTCCATCTCCCCGGCCCACAACAAAACAGCTTCCGTTGTCTCCGCATCAATCACCTTCATAAACGGGACAACACCTTCCCGCATAAACATCATGCGGATAGAACCCTTGTCCGTTACCCCGATGGATCGCAAGAGATTGTAATCGTCTTCGCCCACCAGATACAGAAGAGGATTTTCATCAATCAACTTCTCTTCTTCTGGACTCAATACAAGTTCTTCGTCCTGCTCTGCCGCAGGGTCTGGTGTACTCTGCCAATCCCTGGTCACATATCCGTCCGCTTCCAGACTGGTCACGTAGGCATCTCCAGCCACCCGAATCAGATCACCCACCTGACAGTCGGGCAATCGCTTGTGATCCGGGCCAACGAATACCAGAGGAACCAGCACCCGCACGAGAACACCGGCCAACGGTGCGCCTGGGTCCAGAGAGCGGTCCTGGTTTGTAGCTTGCGCCATTGGGTTCCCTCCCCGATTTCTGCTTCTTTGTGGTGCGATGTTGCTTACATTGATAAATGTCATGCGTCCTCTTCTCGAATGAGGGGTGAACAACCATTGTCATTCACCCCTCATTCAATTAGCCCGCTACTTCAATCTGTTGCACGTAATTCGCAACCTGGGTAGGCGGTGCATGGCGGGTGGGCAGGATCAGGAATCCAGCCACATACGCCCCAGCAGTGCCATCGCCCACGGTAATCAACAGCCTGACGTGGTTGAAGCTGTTGACCTCATCAAAGGCGGTAGCCTCGCAGTCAATGGTAGCCCATTTTCCATCGTCCGTTGCGGCGAACTGCGTGATGGCCGCCCCAGAAACATCCTTCACGCCAGTGCCAGACGCATCAGTCGCCTGTTGCAGCTTGGCATCCACGGTGATGTCGGTGACACCCATAAGGATACCGGCGACAACACGCCATGCGTCCGTGATGGGAATCCAGGCAGTCGCCAGGGTGGTGTTGTCCACCAGGGCAGGAACAGCAGCTACCAGCTTGTGTCGTGCAGCAAAACTCGAATTTCCAGCGCTCATGTAAACCTCCTCAAAAGGTTGGTATTCAATCCTTCACATTTCCATCAAAAGCCGCTCTTAGGAAGCAGCAACCTTCTGCGTGGCAAGCCGCCAGGGTTCGATAACCTGACCACCCAGACGCCGACGCATGACGAACATAATCATGTTCTGGCGGGCAGTGGCGCTGTCCAGATACCGTTCCACAGTCATGCCCACCCGATCAAAGATTTGGTATCCGCCCAGATCACCGAACACGATGGGGAAGGTGTTGGCTGCGATGTCGGGCATGACTTCCTGCTCCAGAACCGGGAAGCCGAGCAGCTTCTGGGGAGCGCCCTCTGCGCCACCGGTGGTCTGGAACGGATTCCAGAGGTAGTCGCCCAACTGATCGCCAGCAGCAGCCGCATCACTGCGCAGCTTGGCAATCGCCTCATAGGTGAACCGATTGGCAACCCAGACCGCATTGGCCCGATACTGCGAAGGGATGGAGTAGACCATCGAGATCAGGCCATCCCAGGTCAGCTTGGTGGCGTGCAGGGAAACCTTCTGGGTCAGACCCAAGGCATTTGTGCCGCCAGGCAGAATACCCTGGGGTGTCTTGACGCCGGTGCCGATGAGGAACTTGTTGTCCTCGTCCATGGCAATCGCTTCGGCGTACTTGCGCACGAGGTACTGCTCGATGTTGAAAGCAGAATCCTCGATCATGTTACGGCTGAGGCCAGTTTCCGCCATGACAGTATGGATCGGAATGGATTCCAGGCCGAACGTCATATTGGTGTCCGACGTGCCAGCGACCGGAGTCTCATCTACCCAGCGCACACGAACCGCACTGGAATACTGGCTGTTGCCACCCGTAGACACCGGAATTTCCACCATGTCCCGACTGGTAGGATCGGCAGGCGCACGACCACGCATGACGGTCAAGCCCTGGATACGCTCGATGACCCTGGATTGGAAATCAACGGGAACGGCAAAACCGCCCAACGTATCAATCGCTTCCACCATCGTGGCCTTGAGGGACCGCACGCTGTCCACGCCTTGCAGAAGAGCAGCCTTGACCGCAGCCGGAGTCATGACAATCTGTTTCAGGATGCCGAACTCGTTGCGATCCAGTTCCCGCTCACCACGGCGCATGTAGTGGTTGAAAGCCTGTCGCTGCTTCCAGTACGCATCCGTGTAGTCCTGGCCGTGGAGATCCACCAGAATGGATTTGATGGCGGCATCTTCTTCGCCAAAGCGCATGAGGTAGAAGGCTTTCTGCGCCTCCTGCTCGTACTGCACCTCTCCGCTGATCTCGTCGGTTTCCGTCTTTGCATAAATGGGCATAGTGCCTCCTTTGGTTGCGCCTGGAAGACTGGGGCGAACAGGAGCCTCCATCTTGTCCAGCAATCGACCTTCTTCAATGTTGCTCTTGACGGTCTCCGCCTGTTCGCGAAGACTCTGGGCTTCGGCCAGATTGCCTGCTTTGAGAGCGATCTTGGCGTCCGCAACCAACTTCTGAAACTGCTGTTCCGGGGTCATAGTGATTCCTCCAATTCTAAGATTGCCAATGCAAGTTTTTCTTGCTCGAACTCGTCACGCTGCACAATCCGATTGAAAGATTCCATCCCCTTCAAGCCCGATTGCGTCCATACTGATTTCAAATTCTGGGCAGGCCATTCGGCCAGCATCCGCCATTCTGCCGGTGTATGCGTCATGCTTGCTTCCACCACGGGCCACCGGAGAATCTCACCCGATGACTTGTTTACCCTGCGTCCCCCAGGCAATGCGCCGGAAGACCATCCAAGCACCTTCTGTTCCATCAGCGGGCTGATCATCTGTCGATAGGCTTTGTGCTCCTTGATTTGTGCTTCAATCCAACAACCCACGTCATCGTCTTCCATCGTATCTACAAGCCCGACAACCAGACTGCGGATGGAATTGTCCATAGCGTGGTGGTACAACGCTGGCAACGCACCTACAGCCTTGAATACCGACATGCGTTCTTCGGTATTGCGGGTGAAAAACTCTTTGTATACATCCCGGTGGTTGGTGTCTCCCCACAAGCAGAGATACCCGCCCACTCGGTTACGACCCAATGCCTTGATTGCCATTGCCTCTGGCAACTCTTGGTACGCTACAGGACCAAGCTGCGCTACAGGACCGGACAGCCCTTTTGCAGCCATGTACATGTCGCTGCCTGCCCGTACAGAAGGCGATGCAATCTCAGCCCACGCCCGCATGGGCATCTGTCGCAAAGGCTGTGCAGGCACAGAGGGTGCCTGGATTCTCATCGGCTCTGGTTTCTGCAAAGGACGGGTCAGGAAGTCCTCGCCCAATGTGCCGAGCATCAAAGCAGTGCCAATGCGCAGAATGTCGCCCATGACATTGGAAAGGGCCAGCCTTTCATCCCGGTCCACGATGCCATGCCGGTACAAGGTGTCTGCGGCTACGCTGAACGATTCGTGCATGGCGCTTTCCAACAGTGCCTGGGCTGTGCCGTTGCTTTCCTCGCCAGTCAGATCCATGCCCTGATCGAAACCATCAGGGTCTGACGTATCCATCATGTCAGCACCAGCCAAATCCTCTGCGCCGAACCCCTCTTCTTCCTCTTCTCCTACATCGGCCTGTCGAAAGTCAGGTTTGCCTTCCCCATTCATTGCCGGAGGTGGTGTAGTCGGCTCGTATTCATCTTCCGGCATCTCCTCCTCATCCTCTGGCATTTCCTCTTCCGGCATTTCTTCCGGCATTTCTTCTGGAACTGCCCTGGTCGGTTTCTTAGCCGATGGTGTCGGTTTGAACGGCGTAGGCAATACAGGTTTACGTTCGGAAGTTGCTGAGGTTGGCTCCTCTTCAGCAGCCTCTACATCCTCACCTTCCGGTGGAAAAGGAGTCTTACGGGGGGGCGGCTTTTTGCCGGGAGATTGCTTCTTTTCAAACATAAACCCACCTGAACTGCCCTTGGTTGACTGTGTCATATCTACATTCCCCTCGATTGACAACCTACCAGAATTCCGAAAACTCTTCTCGGAAAACAAGGATTCATACCCAGAGTAAGCTGCTTCCAAGTCCTTTTTGGCTTTTGCCAAAGTCTGATGATTACGGGTGTGCACCTCAAAAACAGAATCGTAGTATTCTTGACTTTGATCCGGAATCTTTGAGGCTGCCAGAGATTCACCAACCCAACCAGCTACTTCTTTGCGCCACTTTTTAGCCTTTTGTACTTTGTCATACGCTGTGGCTTGCTGGGGTGTATGCTTCGCCACATCATGCACTGGCCTCGCATCTTCTTCGGCTCTGTCCCTAGCCGCATCTCTTTGAGAAAGAGAACGACGAACAAGAGAGCTTATATCATTCTCGCTCATGTCAGGGTACTCTTCCTTCAAGCGAGAATGGACCTCATCTGTATAATCAATAGCTGGCTTCTTGAAATTCGCAGAATCCGCCGCCATGCTTTCGGCTACATCTCTTGCAGTTCTAGGGGAATCTCCGCCATCGTCAGGTGGATTGGGTTCATGGAAATCTCCATCCCCATGATCATCCGGTGGATTGGGTTCATGGAAATCTCCAGGTCCACCACCATCTCCACTTCCACCTATTTCACCCGGCCGACCTCGATGCCCATAATTTCCGCTGCCCCTGCCGCCCTTAGTTGCTTGTGTCATAATTTCAATCACCTTTTCTTGTCGCATAGACAATACATCAGAAACTGCCTTCTTGGCCTTATCTTCATCCAGCAAAACGCCATCCCAGGCTTCATCCATGCGGAATGAGTTGAGGGGATCGAATGGCAATCGGGTCAGGTTGTGGGCATATTCGATGTTTCTTGCCTGCTTCTCATCATTCATTGCCCCCTCAAAAGCAATCATGTTGGCGATGCGATCCATGACAGGCTTGTACTTATCGCCAAGCAACCGCACCAGATCCCGTTCCATTTCATTCTGCAAAAGAGCCTCAACCCGATACTCCGCCATGTCGATGGTGTCAGATACTCTGGCCTCGATAGCTTCTCGCTCTTTGCTGTCCTTGGGCATTTTGCGGGCTTCTGCGAGGATATTCGCAAAAGGCTTACGCAATATGGCTCTTGTCTCTTTGCGTGCCTTCTTGCCCGTCTCAGCAAGGTCTGCACGCATCTTGCGCACCATCGTCGCCAGTTCACGAATATCATTGCTGACAAACAAACTCTCTTTGGCAGCAGCCTCATCCTCCGGGGC